ACTCTCTCTCTATTTCAATCAATTAAATAAAACCCTGCAATATATTACTGTATACAAAAAACCCCCTAAAAGGTGCTTATATGCGCCTTAAAGAGGGTGTATTTCTATGTGTGTATGTGTGTGTGTGTACTGTCTTATATAGTGTGTGTATTTATTTGTTTAATAACTCCTTTTGTGCTATTGTTAATTCGTTATATAGTTTGCCGTATTGTTTGTATGCTGTATGATTTAATTCTAATTGTGTTGTCATGTTATAGTGTGTTTATATACTTCTTTGACTGTCGTTTCATATACTTTGTGTCGATCCACTGTAGCAAATCTATTGTATCAAAGATGACTGTTATATCGTTACCGTATTCATCAGTACCTGCTAGATATGTTTCATTGTCTAATGTAGATGCAAATGTATTTATATCGTTTATTCTTTTATATTCCATATTATATAGTGTTTAGGTATTTTTATGGTTATTAATAAATCTAACTACCTGCTTGTATACATCCGATATATCGTCATTTAATGATATACACGTATCTTTATTTGAGTAAGAATCTATCTTCTTGACTACAGGAGTTAACCAATTCCAGTCTGTTTGGTAGTGAGTGTCTTGTATTGTACGTTCATTATTATCCGAATAACGAACCATTATATATCCGTTAGATTCGTAGGTATCGTATCCCATGTATTGGGCAATTTTAATATTATCCTCCATTTATATAGTGTTTAGGTATTGTGATAGTTTATTTTCTGACTCGTCAACTTCTCCAAGTGTACACAGTCCTTTTTTATATTCAACGTGTTTCATGTTTCTAATTAGTTGTAATGATGTTACTTTGTTTAATGTTTTCATTATATATGTGTTTTTTGTTTTTATATAGTTGCTTAGTTGCAACACTGTAAAGATACAAGTTATTTATATACTACACAAGTTTTTTTATACTTTTTTTAATTATTTTCTTGTAAATAATAAAGATATTCCACTTTTTCCGTAAGTACTTAAACTGTCAAAAGTCCATCCTTTTTTTTCTACTGCTTTAATATCTTTTTCTCCAACTATAAAACCATAATCTTTAAAATTTATATCCATCTGGTGTTTTTGTATTAAAACATTTTCAATAAAATCTTTATTAAAAATTTTATCTAAAAAATTAGGCAAATTACCCTTTTGTTTTAAAGTTTTCATAGTGTTTGTTTTTATTTATTTTCTGTTTATATCTGTTAATCTTACTTTATCGAAATCTACAACTGCATCGGATCCATAACTTTTGATTATTACCTTGCATATATCGTCAACGCCTTTTGATAATGTATTTATTAAATACCTATCACTGTTTACTATCATCACCTCCATATTATATAAATTTATATGTATTAATGTTTAGTTTATTAGCCTTAAGCCTAAAGAAGTAGTTTTCTGTTGTTATTTCTCCATTCCTCCAAAGTCTTTTTAATTGTGTAGGCGTGTTGTTTTCTTTTATCATTTTATTTGTTTTTTTATTTCGTCTAACATCTCCTTAATTATTTGACCTCTATGTATTTCGATATAATTAGTTACATGGTTTTTAAATATTAATTCATACATTTCAACTATCGTTTTATCATCTAGTGTTTCTAAATACGTTTCAAATTTTATCATATTATTAGTTCAAATCTGTTAATGACCCATCCCACTTTTCGCCATTCAAGTACCAGATCCAATTTTTTTGATATATTTTACCAATATTCAGACCCGATAAACTAATAATTGCGTTTAACCTCTCTTTAGTTGTAGCTGTTTGCCATCCGCAATTGGTGACTGATATAGTTTGTTCTGGATCATTATATTTATAAGCTATTGCGTTGCCATGGTATTCTAATATCGTTACATTTGGTAATACATCGACGTTCATATTAGATTTTTTAAATTTCTTACCGTTTAAAAATGCTGTTACTGATTCTTGTGTAATTAATCTCATAGTTTTTATTTATTTATTGTTATTGTTATATTGGTTTTTGATGTCTGTGTAGAAATCGAAATCATTTAATTCGTACTGGTTTAGATTATCCTCAATACTGTTTAATGTGTTTATATAGTTGTTCATTTTATTAGTTTTTTAAGTTGTATTTTTTTATAATTCTTATGTCGTTATGATCGCATAACCATGTGACTATATTTTTATTTTTGTTATAGTCGAAAAACTTAATGCCATAAAAACTATTATAAACGCTACTCTCATAGTGGTAAGCTTCAAACAATATAGTTTTATTACTATTTTTTATACATCTTTTATACTTAAATTTACGATTTGCTTTTTTAGATAAGTTATTAAATGTTTGTTTTATTTCTTTTTTTGTGTACATATTATTTTAATTTTGGATTAATTACTTCTATTACGTCGATGGTTCCATCTTTGTATATATCGACTATTATTCCAGTTGTTAATTTAGTCCTTTTATAAGGTTTTAAACTATACTTTATCCTTAAGCTGTTTATTGTTTGTTTTATATATTTCATGTTTACCAGTTTTGAAAATTACCTATACAAATATTGTAAATTATAAATACTATACATGGTAGTATTACTGTAGATACAAAAGTTAATCCGATTAATGTAACTGTGTCCTGTTTTTTTACTGTGTTTAATAAGTTTTTCATAATGTTTTTTTTAATTGTTATTGTTTTTGTTTGTTACTCAAAGATAATACTTTTATTTAATACCACCTAATTTATTTTAATTTATTTTACTTTATTTTTTGTTTACTCAGGTTAAACCCTTTTAACACTTCAAAGATAATACTTATTTATATACTGTGCAAGTTTTTTATTAATTAATTTAAAAAATACTGTGAATTAAATATATTTTTTTCACCTAAATAGTTTTCGTTATATATTAACAAACCATTATTTTGTCCATATACATCAGTATACAAAGACACTGCAATACAGTCCTGATCTAAGGAAGTACATAACATTTTACAAAGTTTTTCTATTTTCTCATAGTTATGGTTTTTAGCGTCTATATCTACAATGGCAGTTAATTCTTTAATACCATTATATTCACCATGTGATAAGTTAACGTTATAGTTATTAAATAAATAACCTCTATAATTATTTAAGTTTTCTACTAACTTAGATAAGTTATTATTATTTAGTCCAATGTTTAGTTTATAATTTGTCATTTTGTTTGTTTTTGTTTTGTTATGCCTTATTGACACTACAAATATAAGTACTATTTATATACTGTGCAAGTTTTTTTATAATTATTTTAATTTATTTTTTATATAGGGTATAAATAAAATGAACGCACGCACGAATAACAATATATTTTACATATGCAAGAAAAAACTACGAAAACATTTTCGTGAATAAGTTTAGGATAATAGACTCTTTTTGCTTATGTTTGCAACAATATAAATAGCTATACAAAAATAAAATGTAATAACCTAATTTTTTAACATATTTTTAACTCTTTTGAATTTACACGGATTCAATAAGGGCTTTTTTGTGCCTAATTTTGACCATACGAAAAATTATTGAGTTATGCAAATTTATTATGTTAAATTTCTACTATTTATAATTAGTCTAGATAAGGGATTTTGACCCCCACCATGTTAAACGACCCCCACCATATTAAACATATATACAAGAACTAACCCCTCTATATTAAACAAAAAAAGAGAGGCACATTTCTGTACCCCTCCATATTAAATTTTTCCGAAATAATAATATTTTTTTTTATCTTATCACATATTTTCCTGAGTTCACACCCTGTAATAAATACATAAGACTATATCTAATCGCATCCACATAGTGATTAAACTTTTCTACTGGTTTTGCGTTACGCTCATGCCATACATAGTTATTAATCTCCTTAATAATACCTGTAGACTCAGCATCCACAACTAACTCATAGTCTTGCATTAACGCTATACCAGATAATATACTACCTTTCTTTTTTATAGTAGGCTTTATGTTTAACCCTCCCTTTTTCATTTCAGATATAAGTCTAGGTTCTGAGTTGTCACATATAATAAGATCCATACCAGCGTATTTCTTATTTCTGTAAATAATATCTGAAGTTGATAGATTTATAGCTCCATACATCTCTTTAACGTACACTCTCCTATTGTCCTTATCTACTGAAACCTTAACTAACGTAGTTAAATCTGTAGAAAACCCAAAATCTTGACCAAAACAAGTCAAATCGTAAGGTAAAAACTGA